ACATGCTGCTGTCGTGGGGCATGGCGCTTGTCACCATGGAGCCCAACATGTCGCGCATCGTGCCGGATTCGGTGCGTGCGACAACCGGCTACAGCGGAACGCCGTTCCGTCCTGTCGTGCAGCGCATTTCGCCCAAGCGCACTTTCTGGGATCCGATGGCATTGACCTACAGCGAGGCGCGGTACATCGGGCATGAGTGGACGCGAGACAAAGATGATCTGCTGATGCAGGCTCAGGCCACGCCGGAAGAGGGCTGGCTGATAGATGTCATTGCAGGCTTGTCAGAGGACGCCGGGTTGGGCGACCTCCGCAACGATATGAAGGATCGGGAAGCTCCCAGCCGCCGCGAGGTGATGGGCGTAACGATCTACATCAAGGGCTATCAGATCGAAGGCCAGCCCGGCCCAGATCAGGGATTCAACGGAGCGTTGGTCGAAATGGCCATGTCCAGCTCCGGTTTTGTGCTGATCCGCCAGCCGCGCATGTTTTACGGGCCCGCCTCCGGCCCCTACTACATGTTTGGCGTGTACACCGTTCCGGACAACAGCATTCCGTTGTCGCCCACTGCGGCAATGGCAACACAGGTCGCCGTGTTGAACATGCACGCCAAGGCCGTCAGTCAGGCCGCTGCTCGACGCAAGCGCGTGGCGTTCACCAACGACCGCGACCCCAAGCTCGCCGACATTGTTGCCAACTGCAAGGACGGCGAAGTCGTGCAGATCAACACCGACGAGCTGAACAACAACCTCAAGGAGGTTGAGCTTGGTGGCGTCACAGACTCCGCACTGCAAGGCTTGCAGATCGAGCGAGAGCGCCGCGACCGCATCTCTGGACTGAGCGACGCCATGCGTGGCAATGTCAGCGGCGACGCCACGGCAACCGAAAACAGCATTGCGTCTGAAGCCAGCGGAACACGCATGGCGTTCATCCGCGCTCAAGCCTACGAGGCCACGGCACAAATGCTTCGCGCCGTTGCGTGGTATCTGTACTATGACGAGCGCGTGGTGTTCCCCGTGGATCCTCAGTTTGCGCAAATGCCCGGACAAGCCATTCCCGGACAAGAGCCGTGGTATGTCGGCGGGAACCCGCAGATGGGATCTGGCGCAACCTTCGAAGATCTGGATTTGGACATCGAGCCGTACTCGATGGAGCGCACCTCAGAACAGCTTCAGCAAAAGCGCCTGATGGAGCTGACGAACATCATTGGTCAGGTGTTGCCCGCAGCTATGCAGGCTCCTATCAACCTGAGGGAGCTGTTTAACCTGCTGGGCAACTTTGCCAATGTGCCGGAGCTGTCGAAAGTCGTGAACATCCCGGCAGCTGAAATGCTTCAAGCAATGATGCTGCAAGGCGCTATGCAGCCGGGTATGCCCACTCAACAAGCCCGTCTTGGTGGCGATGTCGGCATGAGCCCTATGGGCGGCAGCATGCCCGCCGGTACAGCCTCAGGCATGCAGGCCATGCAGGGACTGACGCCTATGGGCAGCCAAGGCATGAACGATAGGACAATGTGAACATGGCGATCTATGTCTACAAGTCCGAAAGCGGCAAGGTGATCGAGAAGATGATTCCGATCACCCGTGCGCCCAAAATCGGACACAAGATCAAGCACGCTGGCGAAGTGTATGTGCGTGTCCCCAACATTCCTGAACCAAAGGTGGCGCCGAACATCCATTTCACCAGCCACAGCCTGCCGCGAGCAACCAAGCAAGCGGACGGCAGTTGGTACAGCCCGTACTCGAAGCATGTCGAGCCTGAGACGGGCAAACCTCGGTTTCACGGTATGACAGAAGTGCGCGATGCGGAGTCGCGCAGCAAAGACATCGACGGAGACAAGAACATCGTTTATGACTGAGAAACAAGAAGAAGGGCGAATTGATCAGAAGGTGGACGCCATCAACGAGGTGGTGGACGCCGTGACGCAGCACAACGAGCGTGATGCTCAAGCCCGCAAGGCCGATGATGGCCCGATGCGCGACAGCTACGGCAGGTTCGCGTCCAACGCCGAGAAGCAGGACGACGAAGCCCTCGACAAGCTGATCGGGCGCATGGAACAAGTACAGTCTGAGCTGAACGGCTCAGATGAAAAGTCCGAAGCCAAGGCCGAGGACACCAAGGAGGCCAAGGAGACCTCCAAGGAAGCCGAGAAGCCCAGCAAGCGTGCCATTGAAAAGGCCCGCAAGGCGCTGGAGCTTGACGGTTGGGATGACGGTGACTTTGAAGGCATGAGCGAAGAGCGCATTGTCGCCCTTGGCAAAAAGGCCGCTGACCGCCAGTCCAAGATCTCCAAGGAACTCGAAGCCAAGTCCAAGCAGCGTACATCTGAGGATGGCGAAGCAGGGGAGGAGGACGAGTCAGCAGCCCGTGTTGCCCGTAGAGCAGAACCCGAGAGCCAAGCTGACGACGACCTGTCCGAACTCAAGCCCATCGAAGAACTGTTTGGCGAGGAGACGAGTACCGCCATTGCCAAGTATGTCCAGAAGGCGTTGGGACTCACCAAAAAGCAAGTGGAGCAGATGCAAAAGCAGATGTCCGCTGCCGGTGAAGAACGCGCTGAACAGGAAGTAGACGCGGCAAGATCCCAGCTCAAGGACAAGTTCCCGGAGCTGGCAGATGACGAGGTCTACGAAGAAGTCGTGGACGAAATGACCGCGCTGGTCAAAATCCCCGGCAAGTACAAAACCGTGTCTTCCTTGATGGAAGCGGCTTGTCGCTTGAAGGGCCTTGAGGCCAGCGCGGGCAAAGCAGCCAAGTCGTCGTCTTCTGTGCAAAACGCAAAAGCCAACGGAACCGTGACCACCAAATCGCAGCACGCTCAGGCAAAAGCTCTGTCCATTTCGGACAGGGACGACTTGGCGCTCGATGCGATCTTTAAAGGCAAGGGCCGTTCGGCAGCGCGCAATGCATGGGAAGGCTCTTGATCTTCTCTAACAAACCAAACCAAAACGAAAGTCACTAAAAAATGGGTTCTGCTCTTAGCACCTTCACCGACTTCGTTGCATCGACTGGCCCGAGCTACCTGACTAGCGCGGATCAGCTTGTGAACGAAGCTGTGAAGAACAGTTACATCATGCGCCGCTTCCTCAAGGGAGCGGACAAGTCCTTCGTCATCCAAGGCGGCTCGTCTATCAAAGACGCGCTGATCCTCGACGAGGACTCCACCTTCCAACAGTACCAGCCCAACGACACCTTCACTTGGCGCAACCCGCAAGTGATGTCTACCGCGACCGCCAACTGGCGTTTCTCGGTTGACCACATGTCGTGGACTGACCAAGAGATCGAGTTGAATGTCGGCACCGGCATGACCACCGAAGCTCTTCGCGGCATCTACAAGCGCCTCAAGCGCGAGAAGGAGCAGCGGATGTGGACTTCGATGATCAACGGCTGGGAAGACCTGCTGTGGCGTCTGCCGAAGAACTCCGAGATGGAGTCGGACTCCGGCCTGTACCCCTACAGCATCCCGGCGTTCATCAACGAGCGCACCAACGGTCTGTACGACTTTAGTGGAGATTCGTTCACGACCGTGGAGGGTATCAGCCCCACCACTAAGACTCGGTGGAAGCCGCAGACCGAAGGTCTTGCCGCCGCATCGGCTGCTGATACGGCGTGGGTTTCTGGAAACTCTCCGCTGATCAACGCGTTCGATGCGATGTTCTACAAGATCAAGTTCGAGACCCCGCCGACCAAGGCGGAGTATTTCGAGGATCCGAAGCTGTACGCGCAGTTTATTGCGTGCAGCCGCAAGGCCATCAACCTGTACCAGCGTGCGCTGCGCAACGCGCAGGATCAGTTCCGCGGAGCCGCAAGCCCCAGCGATCCTTCGTACCTCAACCCGATGTACGGCGGTATCGAACTGATGTATGTTGCAGCTCTTGATACGGCAGCTCTATACACGACAAGCAACACTGCTTTTGTAAGCGAAACCAGCGATAGCACCAACAATACCGGCCCGCGCTATTACTGGATCAACGGTCAGTATCTGACCCCCGTGTTCCACACCTCTCGCTACATGGCGAAGAAGGATCCGATGGTTCACCCCAACCAGCCGTTTACCACGGTTGTCCCTGTTGACTGCTGGTGGAACCTGTTCTGCCGCAGCCGCCAGCGCCACGGTATCGTCTACCCTGCTGGCGACATTACTTCCTACTGATTCGTGGAAAGGAATTGAACTATGTACACACAGTACTCTTCTGTCCGAGGCCCGACCAATTCTGGTCAAGGCGACATCGGTGTCAACACGATTGATGTTCTTGTTACTGCTGCTGGGGCAACTGCGGTTGGCGATTTGGTTGCCCTTCCGGTTCCCACCAACTTCAGCATCGGGACTCAAACTGTTGGCTGGCCGTCCACAGCGGCCTGTGTAGCGGTTTCTGCGGCAAACGCACTAACCCCGGAAACGCGGCGAGTGCTGGGAGTGGCTTTGACGGCCACCTCCGGCGCCACCACGCTGACGGTTCGCATTCGCGGTCTTGTCTCTGCGAAGGTGGACAGCACTACCGACATCGCGGCTGGTGACTACCTCATGGGCGTTGCCGCCGCTGTCCATATGGTCAAGGGGGCGGTAACCGCAACCCAAGCGTTCTTCCCGGCTATGGCCTTGGAAGCGCGGACTGATAACACCGTGGGCACGATCACCGTGCTTTTTGACGGCCTGCAAGGGTTCGGCTGGTCACAGGAAGCCTGATACAGCGTTTTATTAGAAAGGCCGGGGTCGCAAGGCCCCGGCCACTACCAAAACAACACAGCCATGTACTTCAAAGAAGGTCTCAGCAATCTGGACGGTCTCTCTGTAGAGCGGGCTGTTGTGCGCGTAAACATTGGAGACTTGGATCCAACCTCCGTTGACAATGTTGCCAAAGTAGAACCTGTCGGGCATATTTTTGTCCTCGACTGGAGTTTCGGGTCTTTGTCTGTCGATCCGTCAGTTTCCGATTCGATGTTTGACACAATTACGGCGGTGACATCGTCCAACAAAAACGGCCCAGCCCCGTTTTGCATAATGACTGGGTATCCAGGGTCTGACAAATCGCCAAACGATGCCAATACATTTTACCCGTACTTTGATGTCTGCTTTCAAGGTGTCGTTGACGCATACGCGTTCAACCCAACCAGCGGAATCCAGAAAGGTATGCTGTTGTATGTGACGCAGCCGGATGCAAGTACGGGAGGGACTACTGCTGTTGCGCAATGCCGAAGGCTTCTCTGTGGCCCTGATCTTTCGGCGGCATTGCGTTCATCTGATCCGATTGCTATCGCCCTTCAGGACGCTCCAGCGGCAACGGCGTTTGGACAAAGGGCGCTAGTCAAAGTTCTTTTCAACGGCTTCAAATTCATCACCCAATGACTCTTTACAACACCCGTGGAATTATGACAGGGCTTGGAATCAAGCCCTTGGACTTCAAGGTCTTTGCCCAACTTGAGGGCAGTGGTGTGGACGGAGAAGGCTACCTGCTTCAATTTCCGTTCAACTCATCGACCATCTCTGGAACAGAAGGACAGACCCCTTCTATCTTCAGCGTGGTCAACACGCCGACAGCCGCGACCAACCCAAACCTCTACGCAATCTCGACGCGCAGAAACGCAGTGGGTGAGTACCAGAATGTGTTTGTTCACGGCATCACATATGTGTGGGCGTACAACGACACTAGTGGAGTTGTAAAAGGGAAGCGGCTGTACGCCAACTTCGTTGCTGGAGAGGATACTGGCAACACCCCTTCCGGCGGGTACACTCCGCAGCAAAACAAGGGCTTCCTTGGGGAGGATAGTTTGGGCGGGAAGACTGCTGGAACTGATTACTCCACCAAGCCTTACGCCATTGTATTGGAAACTCCAAGTGGTGGAGTATCGGCCACAACTTGGGCTGGTCGCGTTCTCGCAAAAGTCCTGTTCAACGGCATTGACGGGTTCAAGGTATCGTGACACTCCAAGTCCAAGAAGCGTTGCAGCACATCCGCCATACCCTTGGCGGTGAGCTTTCGTCAGACCTCTCTCCTGTCACGATCCTCAACGAGGCAGGGGAGTGGTTGGTCACCGCACATCAATGGCGGTGGCTGGAGCGTCCCAGCGTGACTTTGAACACGCGGGCTACGCTCTCGATTACCGGCGCTTCTTGGAATTCGACAACGCTGACGCTGAACAACCCCTCTGGGTTTGCAAACTACACCTTCGTTGACGGAGACCGCCTGAAAATCACGGGCGGCACCTCCGTCAACCAAGGTTGGTACAACATTGCCAGCAAGACGGACAGCAGCAACATTGTCTTGGAGTCAACGATTGGGGCTGGCGGTGCAGGTGACATTGCCTTTACCATCTACCCCAGCTCGCTGATCCTGCCTGCCGACTTCAAGGAGTTGGTGGACATCCAGCCGACCCAAGGGCTGGTGAACGCGGTCAACACCACAACCACAGCGTACATCAACCAGCTTCGCACCAACGAAGTTGCCATCGGCAACATGGTGTACTGGGTCGCTGTCACTTGGGGCGCCAATGCCACCACCGCTGGTGGACGCCCCACGCCTCGCCTTGAGGTGTACCCCACCCCGACCACAAACGCGACCGACGAGTTCACCCTGTTCTACAGAGCTGGGTGGCCGTCCGTGAGCGCGGACGATGTTTTCATCGAGATCCCCGACTACCTCAACATGATCTATGTGCAGATCGTGCGAGCCATTGCGCGTGGCTACGAAGAGGAAGACCAGCCTCCGGGTCGTTACGGGCGCTCTACCCCCGGAACCGTACTGGAGCGCCTGCAATCGATTCGGCAGTCTAGCAGCTTCGTTGACGCTATCCGGCGTGATGGTCAGATGCAGGCAAGCCGTGGAGCCATGCAAGGCGGTGCCGTCACTATGCAGCGCAAAAACTCAACCCTGTTCTTGAAGACCCAAGTGCAAGGCCCTGCGTGACATGCCTGACATCAACATCCCTTGGCCGGAAAAAGGCATTAGCGAAGGTCGCGCCAACGACGAGCAGCTGCCGCGCACAACCCGCGAGGCAATCAATGTTCGTAGCGTAGACCCAACCAACGGTCGCGTTCGTGGGGCGCAGCGCAGTGGGATGTCGCTGTTTACCTCAACCCCCCTTGTCAGCTCGTCGTACAAGGTGCAGGACATTGTCAAGCTGACCTACGACAACAAGAAAACAACCTACGCTGCGTTCCCTGAAACGACAGACGGCAACATGACCGGCGTAGAGCTGCCCAACAAGGGTGAGTGCCGCCAGCTTGTCGTAGACTCGCAGAGCAATGTTTACGCCATTGACTCCAAGGCGGCGATCATCAAGTACAACAGCGAGCTGGTCGAGATCTGGAAGGCCAACATTGCTCTAGGGGATCAGGCTGGCGAAATCCGAGCCATTGCAGTTGACGGATCCTTCTGGGTCTATGTCGGCGTCAGCACGGGCGGAGACATGGCAAAAGCCCGCATCTATGCCTACGAGCAAAAAGACAACCCGTTTGCGCCGGAAAACGAACCTTCGCTGCGGGCAGAGCGCGTTTGGGAGTTCAACGCAGGCGGGTTCATCGAAAAGATCGACATCCGGGACGGCAAGCTGTACGCCGCCGTCAACGAAGTCAGCCGAGGCCGCAGCTGGGTCGTTGTGCTGGATCAAATCAACACTGCGGTTCCCATCGAACAGCGCCGGTGGGACATCCCGTATCCGGCGAACGACCTGTCCGTGTCCCCCAAGGATGGTTCAATCTACACCGCGCATGAGCCTAATACTCAGCGTGGCGTTGACCTGCAAAACCCGTCATCTCACGCATGTTGGGTAGACTGGACTCCTGAGCTTCTGCCGAACTTCAAGAAGCGCGTTTGGGGTTGGTGGGATGCCAGCGACATTGACGCTGACGGAACCAACAACAGCGCGTACGAAGAAGGCGACGAGATCACCACTTGGTACGACAAAAGCGGCAACAACCGTGAGTGGGAAGTCAATACGGTTGCTGTTGGCGAAAAAGGCCCGCTGCTGACCAAGAACTACATCGGTGGCCGGGACATGCTGGCGTTCGACGGCGTCAACAGGTCGATGATGTCGGGCAAGAACCCAACTGTTGCCAATGTCGGAACAGACAAGTCGTCGCGGTCTGCATTTTTGTCTGCGTTGCCCGGATACGCAGGGGCACAGTTTGCGCTGTTCATGGTTGTCCGCATGACGCCGGAAACCACGCAGCGTGTGCTGCTTGGGCAAGACATCAACAGCACCCATAGCTCGTCTACTTGCCGGGCAATCCTTGCCAACAGTCTTCCCGCCAACGATCTTACCACTGTAAGCCCGGCAATCGGATCTATCCGGATTACTGAGCAAACTGTCGGATCTACCGACGCCGCCAACGGCCCCGGAGTTAACGACCCTCCGCTGGGGCAGACATACGGCCCCGACGATTTTTGCCTGATCACTTGGGTGTTCAACGGCGGTGTGGGTTCGGTCAAAAGCTGCATTCGAGTCAACGGAAAGGCAGCCGAGCAGTACGACAGTCAGTCGAACTGGATCCACAACGACGCCACATTTCTTGGCTACTACCGTGGCGCGCTAACCCAAGTTAGCAGGTTTCGTGGGTATGTCTGCGAGATGCTGGTGCTTTCGGATTGGTATTCCGGCGCCACTACTCCGCTTACATCCGGCACATTGCAGCCGCTGCTGACTGTTCCGGATCAGCCAGACGCATCTCCTAGCAACCTGTCTACTTCTGAGCTGCAACTCATCGAGGGCTATCTGGCCAACAAGTGGGGCGGGGCTTACAAGCTTCCTGCTGGTACGGCGCAGCAAATTCTATTTACGGGTCAACCAGCAAACGACGAAACGCTGACGCTTGGATCAATAACCTACACCTTCAAATTAACCTTATCGGCATCTCCTAGTGGAGCAGGTGTCTGGGTTGATATCGGAGCTGATCTCGCGACCACGCTCAACAACCTGTACAACGCCATCAACGGATCAGGAACGCGGGGCAACAGCACATACACTTGGGACACATCCCGTGCCAACACAGACTTGTACTGTTCCGGGTTTACGCATTACGACGACAACGCCGCAAGGCTTGCTGTCATGCTTCACTCGCGTACAGCGGCAACCACCGCGATAACTTTTACTGAAGCCGTTGCAAACGCCACGATTCAAAACGGAGCAACTACGACATCTGCTGGCCATCAGGGTCTAAGCACCTCGTACAACTGCAACCACTATCCGCACCCTTATTACTTTGTGCGGACAACGGCTTCTCAAACTCGCGGTGGCCCGCCCAGCAGCCAGCTGGATGCAGACACTCCTTCTGGCACTCCCATCTCTGCGTACACAAACCTGCATCACTACGGCGGCATTCTTTGCCGGTGGAACCCACTTAGCTCCAAGCTCGACTGGGTGGTCACCAGCGGCCTAGATGGCACCACATCTCAGGTCTACGCAGGCGTTGGGTATGCGTGCGTGGCAGATCCTGACGGAGGAGTGTACAGCGCAGGGCCTTCGCAGGCGCTGACAACCGTACCCATGCAGCTGACTGGCTCGGCAAGCCAGACATCCATCACGCGGTTTGTGAACGATCAGACCAGCAGCGCCAAGTTTACGCAGTCGTTCTCCGTCGATCTAAGCACTCAGCCGACAACCCTTATCGGCGACGCACACATCAGGATGGCCACGGACAAGTTTTCCAATGGCTACATCCCAGTGTTCACCAAGAGCAACAATACTGACGCCTCTCAGCCCAACAGCCTGCTTGTCTACAACAAGTCCGGCACGCTGCTTCACAAGCTGTATGAGCCGCAGGCTACGCAGCTGATGTACTCAGTTGCTACCGATCCGCAGGTTTCGGCCAACATCACTGACGACCTAACCGGCGCAACTCAGGCGGCTCAAGCGCGGGCAGAGGCGGTGTACATGTCTGGGAGGCTTGAGAACGGAGCGTCCTTGCTTGTCACGGGTAACCCTGCAAACAAGACAGGGTTCTTTGCGGCGCGTGAGTACACTTTTATGGCTACGCTTGATCCTGCGTATTCAACCGCAACGCAGATCAAAATTGGCGCAAACATTTCGGAAACGCTTTCCAATCTTGAAAAGGCCGTCAACGGCACGGGAACAAATGGCGTTGACTACCAATACAACACCGTAGCCCCTAATAGCGCAAATATCACCTACCGGGTCACGCTGCGAACCGCCAGCGTTAACGATGGAAGTGTCTTTTTCCGACGCATCAATCCCGTGGCGTTTGAGGAAATCCTTCCGGGCGAGCTGTATCTCATTACTTCTGCCGCACCTCATGAAGGTGGTGGAAGCTACAGCGACCTTACCGGCTCGTTCCAAGGCACAAGCCCGTCTGATCAGGCCGCCATTTATAGAGACGGGGTCTTTAAAGCCAAGCTTGTTTCAAGCTCACCGCAGACGGGCAGCCCCCGGGCTGTGCGAATCCTTGCGGTAAGCAACGGAGCTATCCGCAGGATCGAGCAAAACCAAACTCCTCAAGCTGTGTCTGGCGGCAACTTTTCCAGCACTGCGTCGCAGTTCGTTCAGTCCACTGCTTTGGGGCAAAAGGTGTACTACACCAACGGCGAGCAGTACTTGGTGTACAGCCCGAAGACGGACATCGTGGAAGAGTGGAAGTCCACATCCGGTGGCAAAATCCCTCCGCGCTGCAAGCTTGTGGATAACTGGCGCAACCGTATCATCTTGGCCAGAAGCGCGGATGATCCTCAGAACTGGCACATGTCAGCTGTAGGGAAGCCCACAAACTGGGATCAGTTTCCTCCGGTTACGGTTGCTACGCAGGCCGTCAGCGGCAACAACAGCCGAGCCGGTCGCTGTCCGGACATTATCAACGCCATCATCCCCTACAGCGACGACCTGCTCATCATGGGCGGTGACAGCAGCATCTGGCGGATGACCGGAGACCCGATGGCGGGCGGCCAGATAGACCTGATGTCGGATGTTGACGGCATTGCGTTTGGCCGAGCGTGGGACAAGGATGACAGCGGGGCGCTGTACTTCTTTGGTGCGCGTGGCGGCCTGTACCGGGCAACCCCGCAGGGTGGTGTCAAAAAGATCAGCGGCGAAACCATCGACACCCGTCTGCGGGAGATCAACCTAGGTACGCACTATGTGCGCCTCGTCTGGAACGATCAGGACGATTGCCTGCACATCTTTGCCATGCCTTTCTCTAATGGAGGGGTGCATGTCAAGCATTTCGTATACGAAGCGCGGACTGGTGGGTTTTTCCAAGACGAGTTTGGGACAGCTGCGGCGGGCGGCACTGGTGTGCAGCCTACTGCCGCTGTGGTCATCGACGGGGATGACCCTAACGACCGCACGATGCTGGTTGGCTGCGAGGACGGATATGTTCGCCGCTGGGACGCAGCAGCCTTCAACGATGGAGGCTCTACAGCAACGAGCGCCATTGATTCTCAGGTCGTGTTTGGGCCCTTCAGCTTCAACGAGGAGACAGAGGCCCGTCTGACTGCGGTCAACCTGTTGCTGGCCAAAGAGCAGCAGGGCTGTAGGGTTCAGCTGTTCGTGAGCGACACCCCTGACGATCTGGGGATTGCCGTCTGGACTGGCGACTTTGCTGCCGGTCGCAACGATTGGCGTTTCCTGCGAGGCCGTGGCCGGTACATCTGGATCAAGATCCGCAACAGCCTGTTTGACACCCGCTGGGCGTTTGAAAACATGGCTGCTCGCGTAGAGCGGGCAGGACGCGCCCGAGTGAGGCAGCTGTGACAGACATAGGCGGACGATACCTTCGATCTTCTAGGTCTATGGCGCTGGGGGCAAACGACCCTCGCCACCGGCGTGACCCTCAGGGGGCGCAGACGGACATCGAGCTGAAGGCCCCCCTGTATGTCACCAACGACGGCAGGATCGCTTTGGATGTGTCTGGGGCCTTGGAGGTCAGCCCTGACGGCAAGCTGTTTATACGCGCTGGTGGGGGCCTTACCGTGGCTCCGGGATCCCCACTGACGCTGCAAATCCAGTACGCGGACGACAGCATCGAGCTGACATCCAAAGGCATACAGGCCCGGCCAACCACAGATCAAGTACGCATTTCCGACGATGCGGGCGTCACATCCCGAACACTGACAGCCGTCCTGAGCGACGAGGTCGAAAAACTAGCCAACAAGGACGCCAGCAACGGCTACGCGGGTCTGGACAGCAGCGGGTTTGTGCCGGTGTCTAAAGGCGGCACAGGCAAGGGCAGTTACTCCAAGGGCGACCTGTTGGTCGGGGCAGCGGGCACAACCTTCAACACAGTCAGCCTAGGCACCAATGGCTATGTCCTGACTGCCGACAACACGGTCGGAGCCGGGGTAAAGTGGGCGGCAGCGTCTGGAGGCGGGCTGTCTGAGGCAGATGTCCTGACGCGCATGGCATACGGAGCGTACTGATGGCAATTACCCTCAACACCGTCAACAAGTCCTTGGAGCTGATCACCAGCTCGACGGCTGAGGTCGATGTGTCTGTCAGCTATGTCGATACCGATGCCAGCACATTTGATCCCAAGGAAAGCAACAGCGTAATCAACACGGCGGGAACCACGACGATCCTGAATGCTCCCGCCTCCAGCGGCCAGCATCACGGCGTGAAAAACCTGTCGGTCTTCAACACCAGCACGACGACAGCTAATACGGTAACCGTTCAGATCAACGCCAACTCGACATTGATCGTTTTGGTTAAGGCGACGCTTCAGCCCAATGAATCCCTGCAATGGGCCGATGCGGCTGGATGGTATTCGTTAGACGCCCAAGGTCGGCTGAAAGAAGTCGCGCAAGATCGCAACGGCTACAGCGGTCATGCAAGCCACTTCTACAAATCGCAAACGGCGGCAGACGCTGCTGGCTATTGGTACTGCTC